AAAGAACGACATCGTTACCGATCGAAGGGCAGGCCTGGGCTCTTACAATGCGGGCCAGGTGAACCCGTCTTACTATATTTATCGATTGCAAAAGGCAGCTGAGGCGGGGGTTACGGCTTACACATTCCAGACCTGTGAGTTCAGGGCATGGGCCGCACGGCCGGGCTACCCAGAGGAGCTGGATAGGATCCGAGGGAAAAAACTGCTCTTATGTCTTTGGGCAAGGTCTGCCAAGAGGAACTCAGTATCTTTGTTTACGCAGTTCTATGCCGGAACAAGCGGCAACAATTTCAAGGTTGACGGGGGCTTTCACACTAAGTTCAACGTGCCTCCATTCTGGAGAAAATATACATTTGCCATTGAAGCCCCAGACCTGGATCTAACCCTCGTTGATCCATACACTTCCAATGCCTTATTAAAGTTCTACTTTGACGACAAGTCACAGACCTATGACGTGGAGTTCGGGGCGATGTTTTTGTACGAAGATGACGGGAAGTTTGGGTTTACTCCTTACTCGGAGTCCCTAGCCTGAACGCGACGCTGCCATCAACCATGCCACCAACCGACGAACACGACTACACACACAAGGACATTTGGGTGGCGATCACCGAGCTGACCGGGCGGATCGATAACGGTCTTGCAATCATGGCCGAGCGGAAGGAAGGCGTAGCCAAGATCACCAAGGATGTCGATGCCCTGTTCTCTCGTCAACGTCAACTGGAAACCCGGTTGGCGCAGATCGCTGGTATCGGCTTGGTGCTGACGTTTGGCATCCCGGTATTGGCCACCATTCTCCAGCTCAAGCTCGTGATCCCGGCCGCCATCGAACAGCAGGAGAAAGGCAAGTGACCCAGTTCCTCGGCCGCTGCCTCCTATTCGCAGGAGCCTGCCTGCTGACCGGGGCAAGCCTGAGCACGGCCGGCTGGATTGTCTGCCTGCGCGCCAGCAAGCCCGACTGTGAAACCCCGCTGGCCGGTGCCACAGCCGCTTGGATCGGCGCCGCCAACGTGGCACTAGGCGTGGCCCTGCAGGAGCAACGCAAGCCATGATGCTGTCGTCGACCGCCACCAAATCCGAGCGCATCATGGTGGCGCTTGAAATGGCGCTGGCCGGCACCCCTGGCCTCGGGCCACGGGCCGGCACCACCGACATGGGGCCACGAATCTGGCGCGACCGCTACGAACCCGTCTCGCGGGAGGAGTGCCCCTGTCTGAGGATCTTCCCAGAGACCGAGCCGCACGATCAGGGGCCCACCCTGCCGGTGCTCGATGCCGCGCTGCTGGTTCAGATGGAGCTCAGCATCAGCCGTCGCCCCCTCTCGACGCTGGCCGATCCGATCCGGGGTGAGGTTCACCGGCGGGTGATGGCCGACCGCACCCTGGGAGGCCTGGCCTACGACATCCACTCGATGGGCGCCGGGTGGGACGGAGAGTCTGGCGAGATCGGCGTCGTTAGGCTGAGGTACATCGTCAAATTCCGCACGGCGCGGGGCGATCTCACTCAAGACATTTGATCAGAATGACTAGCCTGACCGCAGATGAGATGTTTGCCGCCGGCCACGGCGGTTGCTACCTGCTCGATCCCGAAACGGGAAAGCGCAGCCTGATCGAAGACCCTGAGCCCACCACCGCCGCCCCCAACGATGGCAAAATTTGTCGCAAACGCCCTGATTCTGATCAAGTCAGAGACGATCTACGGGGTTGACGCGCTTCCCACTGCGGCCGATGCCCTGTTGGTCAGTGAGGTCACGTTCCCTGAGATGCAGGGCGAGATCCTAGACCGCAACCTGGTCCGGCCATATATGGGCGGATCGCCGCAGGTCGTGGTGAGCGAACGCACGGGGTTTGCATTCACTTGCGAAGCGGCCGGCAGTGGCGCCGCCGGCACGGCGCCGCGGTTTGGTGCAGCGCTCCAGGCCTGCCGTAATGCAGTGACCACCGTTGCTACTACCAGTAATACATACTCGCCGATTACAGTATTTGGCGCCAGTACATCAGCGACGATTTACTATTTTATCGACGGCATCCGCCACATCATCACCGGCTGGCGCGGTAGTCACGGTCTAAGCCTGAATAACAACAGCTTTGGCGCCAACAGGTTTGAGGGCATGGGTATTTACCAGGGCCCGACGGACGCCCCAAACGCGGTAGGCACTTACACCCTCCAGGCCAACCCGCTGCCCGTCACGCTGGGCAATACGCTGAACATCAACATCGCGGGTTACACAGCTGCTGCCCTGCAAAGCTTCACGTTTACGCAGGAAAACCAGATGACCTACAGCTCCCTGCCGGGCGGCGAGAAGCAGGTGCACATCACCGGCGGCCGATGCACGTTTGAAGCCGTGATCGAATGCCCGACGATTGCGCAGGTAGACTATTTCTCCAGGGCTCTGACGCAAGCAACCAACGCCCTGTCAATCACGCAGGGCAACACCGCCGGCAACCGCCAGACGCTTACAGCCCCAGCCGCTAAGACGCTGCTGCCGCGCTACAGCGACGACAACGGGAAGCTGATGCTCACTGTGCCTGGGGTCCTATTGCCGGTCGCCGGCAACGATGACTACTCCCACGTCTTCAGCTGATCGCCTCAGACTTCCAGGCCTGAACCACTGCACCCACTTTCCCGCCCATGGCCTTCATTCTCGACACAGCAAAGAAGCCCCACTCAGGGGCCGTCGCTTGGAGCATTCCCGGCGATGGCGAGCCTATTGAGATTAGCTTTAAGGCTATATTTAAGCGGCTCACGCAGGATGGTATTAAGCAACTACTTGACGACATTCGCATTGCGTGGCAGGGAATAGCCGATCCAGAAAGCCTGTCAGAAGAAGACCGCGCAGTGAAGCCAAAAAGCAACCGCGATATGGTTCTTTGCGTATTTGACGGCTGGGAAGATGTTGAGGGGCCAAACGGAAAGCCGCTGCCTTTCACGCCTGCTTCAAGGGATGAGATGCTCAGTATTCAAGGCGCAGAAGTGGCGGTCCTTAATTCGTGGGTCGAGTCGATCTCGGGGGCCAACACAAAAAACTGATCGAGGCCGCTGAGCACTGGGTGACCGGCGGCACTCCAAAAAGCCCACCCTCTGACCTCGCCGAAGCAGCAAAGGCCTTTGGGGTGATCCTGCCCGCAGAGCTGACCCGCCAGCCGTCACGGGACTTCTTGGTGCTCGCGGAAAACTGGCCCACGGTGATGATGTTTGAGCGCATGGAAACCCAATGGCGTGCTGGCCCCGGCGGTGCAATCGGCCTCGACTACAGCGTGCTTCTCGGCGATGGTGGACTCTTTAGCCTGTATGGAGTGAGGCACCGGCGGGCCATGCTGGACGATCTGCGAATCATGGAAGTAGCCGCCCTCAACAAGATGCGGGAGGCCTGATCCATGGCGGCCAACCTCGACGCCCTGCTGAGGATCCGCTCCGACGTTCAGGGGGCGAATCAGATCGTCGCGCTGAATCGTGGGCTGCAGGGTGTCGAGCGCACGGCCACGGGGGCGACTGTGGCGCTGCGGGGGCTGGCTGGATCGTCGGCCCTGATGGCCGGCTCTTTGGGCGCCCTGGCGCCGCTGGCGAGCGCGGCTGGATTGGTGGGCCTGGTGAAGAACGCCATCAATGCCGGCGACGCGATGTATGACCTGAGCCAGCGCACCGGCGTGAGCGTTGAGGCACTGGCGAAGTTTAGGAAAGCAGCGAGCACCAGCGGCACCGACATTGACGCGGTGGCCAAGAGCCTGACGCGACTGAGCCGAGGCATGTTTGAGGCGGCCACCACCGGTAAAGGCGCAGCTGCTGATGCACTCAAAGCCCTGGGGATCAGCGCCAAAGACGCGGCCGGCAACGTCAAGAGCGCCGATGCGGTGACACTGGAGATCGCCAACCGGTTCAAGGCCATGCCGGACGGCGTGAACAAGACGGCGCTAGCGATGGCCCTGTTCGGCAAGAGCGGTGCCGACATGATCCCCATGTTGAACATGGGCGGCGCGGCGATCGATTCGCTTTCCGTCAAGATGACCAAGGCCTTTGCTGAGCGGGCCGATGAATACAGCGACAAGCTGGCGATTCTCAGCGGCAAGGTTGGCGCTTTGGGGGCCGACCTTGCTATTGCCTTGCTGCCTGCGCTGAACGCCGTCACCGATGCGCTCACCGCGGCGATCACCGGCTTCAGCAGTATGCCCCCGGTTCTCCAGCAAGCCGCCGTCGCAGGCGCCGCCCTGGCCATCTCATGGGGCCCCGTGACTGGGCTGATGGGAATCCTCGGCAAGACGACGGCGCCACTGGTGGCCAATGCCATGGCGAACCTGAGCCTCCAGACCGCGCTGGCCGGCCGCGCCATGGGCCCCCTGTCGGCCGGCTTGGCGATGGTGAAGGGCGCAATGCTGGCCATCCCCGGCTGGGGTTGGGCGCTGGCTGGAGCGGCTGCGCTCACGGCGCTGACGGCTCACGTCTACACGACGAACGAGAGCTTCCGTGATTTCGTCGGCAACCTCGGCGGCGTGGTCGGCGGCGATTTCAAAAGATCGATGGAGGCGATGGGCAACTTTGCCGCCGGGGCCGGGCGATTCATCAGCGACAGATGGGGCGAGTTGGTGGGTTTCTCGCAGTCGGTGGGATCCCGCATTGCACAGGCGTTCTCCGGCCCGTTCGGCTTCATCGCTGACGCAGCGCGCACCGCCATGGGGCTGGTCACCGGCGCGATCGAGAGCATGGTGAACGCGATCCCGAAGCCGATCCGCGACAAGCTCGGCATGGCGGTGAGCAATGCCGCCACCGGTGCCCTGTTCGGCCCGATCGGCGCCTATGCGATCGGCGCCGTTGGCCGCGCCTCTTCGATGGGCGGCAGGGGCCCGGCGGTTCAGGGCGGCGGCGGCGGTGGGGGTGGTGGCATCC